ACTTGAAATCTGTCCCGAGACAGATCGAGGGCTCAAAGAAATTCATGAAACATGTGCCGATTGACGGCAAGACGGTTGAGGTCCGTCTTGTCGAGGACGCGATCTTTTTCGACGACGGAATCTCGGGGGGAGATTTCAAGAAACGAGACGATCTCCTCCGACTGCTCGACTACTGCAAAAGCAAGCCGAGACCGATTGATATCCTCGTCCTCTCAGAGGAGTCGAGACTCGGTCGCGAGATGTATCAGACAGCCGCCGTCCTCATGCAAATCATTGAGTGCGGCATCAGAGTGTTCTTTTACTTGGAGGGACGAGAGAGACGGCTCGATAGCGCGACCGATAAACTGCTCTTTGCGATTCAGGGATTCACGGACGAAATCGAGGTCGAGAGAATCCGACTCCGGACCGGAGACGCTGCCGGTAAACGACTCGCTGCCGGATATGCGTGGGGTCTGCCGCCATACGGCTATGACCACTTCACGGATCCGACTGGACACAGAGTCCGCGTGATCAATCCCGACGAGTCAATCGTCGTCCTCCTGGTGTACGAGTGGGCAGCCAAGGGATGGGGCACTCGCAAGATTGCCAAGCAGCTGAATCTCGACGGAGTGAAAAAGAGCAAACATCAGCGGTCCTCGGCTCCGTGGAACCACATCACGATTAGCAAGATGCTGCAACGTCCGATCTATCGCGGGCAACTCGTGATCAATATGTATTCCCACAAGGGCAAGAAAGCGAAACGTCCCGAGTCCGAGTGCGAGAGTCAGTACAAGGACGAGTTGCGTATCGTCTCGGACAAGCTGTGGTACGCCGCACAGCAGACGAGGACCGACAACACGACTCGCGGGACATTCGGGCGATACGTGGAACCTCGGTACCCGCTAACGGGTTTCGGCCGGTGCGCCGAGTGCGGCTCTCGGATGCACGTCTTTACGAGGACGTCGACCGGGAGAAAGCGGTACGGCTGCCAGCGAGCCAACCGGTACGACTCCGCAATCCCATGCAGCAACAATCGCACGGTCTGGATGGACGTCGTCGACGATGCAGTCCTCGGCAAGCTGCACGCAATGTTTTCGGACGAGTCCGTCGTCTCGGCTCTCGTCGACGAGTTGTGGTCGATGTACTCGACGGTTGCGCCGGATCCCTCGATTGAGATTCGCAATCAGCTTGCCGCTGTCGAAAAGAAAATCGAGCGGCTCCTCGACGTGATTGAGTCGACAGACGACGAGGCCGGTCCTCTCAAGACTCGTCTTGCCAGGCACAGAGAGACCGCGAGAGACCTCCGGTTGCACCTCTCGCGAGTCGAGCCGCCCTCGGCTCCGATCAAGAGCCGCAAGACGATTGACCAGCGAGTCCGGGCAGACTTCGCGGAGGCACTGCGAGTGCTCAACAGCGGAGAATTGGAACCGATCCGGGAGATGCTGCGCCGAGTCCTCGACGGGCCGATTCGGTTCACACGGTCGAGGTCTGCCAACGGACTGGATTTCGAGATGCCAGCGGACGGCCTGAAAATCACCGGTTTTGCGGGTACGTACAAGAAACCTCATACAAGTACGAGGAACCTTGTACGTACCACTCTCCGAGGGTCTGCCCACTCTCGACGCACTGCGTAGATTGCCTCTCAGGCGGTCTGTACGCCCGTCTGAGAGCCGCTAGAGACGGCCGACGAGTGACAGGAGATCCCCAGTCTACTGCCCTCGTCGGCCGGTCCGAGGCCCATCCCTGCTAACGGGCCTCTCTCCCGCCCTATCCTCCACAGAGCCAGCCGCAGATCCAAACCCGCAACGTCCGAATCAGACCGAGGACGAGTGACGCAATCACGACGGCTCGCACGAGGACCGGGACTTTCGGAAAGTACGTCTCCACGAGCCAGAGAATCAACGCAATCCCGAGAACCGTCAGCAGAATCGAGACGAGATTGCCGAGCAGCATACGTCCTCCGTTTCAGCGAGTGAGAGCCGGAGTGCACGAGACGTCCGTCCATTGCGGTACGACGATGTAGTCCGTTGTCAGCTGCGCGACGTTGACCGGGACGAAGTGCACGCGGTACGTCACGACTGCGTTACCGGTCACGATTTGATTCGGCGGGAGATTCCAGGCAAGCGGTAAGGAGAGTTGAATACCGGCCGCAGAGAAAAACCGGACGGTCCCGCGTACGGCCTCGGCGCAACCGGTACCTCGGTTCTCCAGTTGCGCAATAAACGTACAGAATGGTTCTGCCGTTGCAACGCACTCGGTAAACGCGAACCCTCCGACCGGAACGAAAAACGCGCGAGTCGGAGCCGGAGTCGGAGCCGGAGTCGGACTCGTCGGTGTCGACTGCGGCTCGTCCTTGTCACTGCCACACGAGACGAGACCGACCACGACGACGAAACAGAGCAAGAGTCGTCTCATACCGGCCTCACTTTCGGAGAGCCGTCTCCGTCCTCGACGAGACAGCCGAGAGCCAATAGATCCGACGGACTGACCGACGGCAACTCGTCGACCACGAGTGGAACCGCCTCAATCGTCACAGTCTCAGAGAGCAGCGTTTTTAGCTCTTGCTGGAATGCATTCCAACTCTGCGATCCGGGTACAACCTCAGAGACAACGTCGTCTGCGCCGTTGTTCTTTTCGAGGTCCGTTGACGGTCTCTCGCTGCCGTGTCTCTTGATCAACTGTCGTCTCGTCTCGTGCCATGGTTGCAGGACGTCGTCTGTCTGTCGCATGAGACGAGCCACGCGATACGCGGTTCTCGCGGACATCTCTCGCGTTGAGAGTTTTTGCAGGACCGTTGAGGCCGACAACACGTCTGAGACCGTCAACGTGATCATGTGTTTACACCGGAGGCGGTACCGTCGTAATCACTCCGGCCAGATCATTCCAGTCCGCGAGCAACTGTCCACTGATATCCGGATCGCCGGTCGCAGAGATAAACGCATTCGCAGGGAAATTGTACGTCGTCTCAAAGTTAAAGACGCCCGGTCGCATGACGACCCATGCCGAGACCGTCTGCACATAACCGTCGGGATTATTGACGACGAGTCTCGCAAAGGACGCGCGTTGCGAATGGAATTCTGTCGAGACGTCCTCGTCGAGAACCGTCCAGGCAACGGACATGAGATTCGCTCGCACTCGCTGCTGAAAATTCAGATCACGCGAGAGTGCCGTCTGTGTATATGCGTCATTCGCCATTACGACACCTCAAAACTTATCTGACCCCAAACGTGTGTACCGCCAGTACTCGCACCCCAACCGCCTCCGGCATAATTGGCATAACACCGGAGAAAGTTATACGTGGCATTAGCAACCACAAAGCCGACATTTGATCCGGCGGCCGGATTTGTTGTGATCGTATTGCGTGTCGTCCTCGCCGGGACAAATCCTCCCGGTATCTTGATACTCAATGTCGAGACCGTTCCGGATGTATCAGTGGTCTGAATCTCAAACGCGACAATGATAATCTTGCCAACCAGCGAGTACGCAAACGTGATCACGTCAGCGGCTTGCACTGTCCATGTACCTCCGCCCTCGGCAATAAAATCACTCGCATTGAATGGGACGGCCGTCCACTCGCCTATCGGCTTGGATCGATTCCGCTCAGTGATCGAGCCGATAAAGAGAGCGTTACCGCTAAACGACAAACTCGCGTCATTGGCCAGAACGTTGGACGGCGCACCGATCTGCAATACCTGAGTGCCCCATCCAGGACCGCCGAGAAACACGTCAAAGTATGTTTGTGTTGCGCCACTGCACTGGATTTGTATACGTTTAAGAGAGGCGTCCGGATACTCCAAACCATACAGACCGAACCATCCAGAGTCACTGCCTTGGTTGCGAAACTTATAACCGTAGTCGGTACTGCTGATCGGTTGTGCTGGAGACGGCGTCAGCGTGATTCCTTGGTTATTGATCGTAACGATACTGGACACGACCGTTAGATCGGTACCATTCCATGTGACGCGGTTCCCTCCCGGTGCGCCGAGCGTAAAGAGACTCGACGCCATTTGTGCAAAGACGGTCGAGCCGTACCGGATCCGGAGACCGTTAGTCGGATCAATCGTGAGATTCGACCCACTCTCGGATCCAAATGCGGCTCCGTAGATGTTCGACGTATAGCCGTAAAACGTATTGAGATTCCCGAGTATCGCTCGCAGGGTTTGCGCGTTATAGCTCGCCCCCTGCTCGACGAACATAATCCGAGGACGACCGTCATAGGCGAATAAATCAATCCGGCCATCTCCGGTTGTCGAGGTTCCGGTACCAAGGACGAGATACGGAGTGCCCTTGGTCCAGACCGGATCCGGCGAACTAACACCAGACAGATCACGAGTGACCGGATACCTTGTCCCTGTCGGTGCGCCTGTGCCGATCTGGAGATACTCCTCTCGGATTACGCCGCTCGTATCCGTCGCGCGGACGACGACAAAATCAGACGCCGACATCGTATGGCCGAAATCAATCGTGGTATCGGTCGAAAGGACGTCAGCCGCAAAGGTTCCCGCGTCTTTGCCGATTGTGCTGTAACCGCCGAAGATCGTTTGCGTGGCTTTGACGAAAAGAATCGCATTGAGTTGCGAGAGATACCCTTGTCTCCAGATCTTCGTTGGACTGCCGATATCGTACGTCGACGTTAGCGACGGGAGTAAGTGTCCGGCAATACTGCCGAGTGTCGTCGACCCGTTGACGGTCAGATTATTTTGAAATGTCGCGGCTCCCGTGACGCCGAGCGTCCCACTCACCGTCGCATTCTGGAGACCGGTCGAGCCGTTGACGGTCAGACTATTCTGGAGTGTCGCGGCTCCCGTGACGCCGAGAGTCCCGCCAACACTCAGGCTTTGCAGTGTCGTATTCCCTGATGAGACACTCAGTCCGCCGTCTATGTTTGTCCCTTTCAACGACGACGTCCCATTGACAATGAGATTGCCACTTGCCGTAATGGCTGCCGTCGAGAGTGGTCCGACAATGTTTGTCGTGTTGAGTTGCGTCGATCCAAAGACACTAAAATCGTTGTAGAGCGTTACGAGTCCACTGCGAGAGACGCGAATCGGATTGGACAGTAGCGTATTGCCCGCGTCATTGAGTGCTTCGAGATAGAGCATTCCGCCGTCGGTGACCCACTGCCAATTCTTTTGATCGGTCGCGGCGTCGGTCTCGGTCATTCTGAGGACCGGAGCCGTCGAGCGAATCACCTGTCCGGCCGTAATCAGGTTATTACTCGCGTCCTCGTACGTGGTTGCATCTCCCACGTTGATCGGTCCGGTAAACTTCGCGAGATGTCCCGGTGTCCCTGAGATACCTCCGGTCCCGCCTCCGCCTCCGCCTCCGCTCGTAATCACCGGCTGTGTCGAGGACGAACTACTCGATCCGAGGAGTGCACGCCATGAGTCGAGCACGGACCCCTGAAAGATTGTGTTTTCGAGTGCGCGAATCTGATAGTGCCAGAGTGGATCCGGACCGTGTGTTACCACGACGCCAACCGAAAAGTCCGTAATCAGTGCACTACAGACAAGTCGGCCCGTCAGGGTAATCGAGACATAGAGACCGACGGAATAAATCCAGCCAGGCTCATTGGAAATTAACGAGATGTCGCGCGGCTGTTGATCGAGTTGCGCGAGCAGTCCGTTGGCTAACTGGATTCCAGCCGCCCACGTCATGACGTCCGGCGCGGCCGCAAGATAGGTGATTACCGGAGTCTCGCCGGTTGCCGCGCGGATGATTAGCGGATACGTGAAACTGCGTTGAAACCAGATCACGGTACCGGCTGACGGAGGTGCGCCTCCGCCCCACGAGCCGACCGAGAGTGTCGCCGTCGACGGTTCCCAATGATATTGATCGATACCGACAGAGACGTTGACGATTGCGGAGCCGACTTTAATCGACGACCCTCCGCCCTCCGGTGTGTAGGGATAACTGCCGACTCCGGCTCCCGGAAAGACCCACGACGTTGCGGTCCCGTTAGCCGTGACGCTGAATGACTCCAGCAGTCCGGGAGTCGAGGACGGAGACGTCGTCGGACCACAGGTCAGAATGACGTTGTTCGCCGGTATCTTGTCGGTGTCTGACCATGTGAGATCCTGACAGTAGGGATTGGCGTCCGTGATGGTGTACGGAGCCGACGTCGTACCGGGCGCAAAGATCGCAACCGACTTGTACGGTCCGAATCGGCAGACCCATCCCGTTTTATCGCAGATCTCGCGAAGACAATCACTTACTCGTTTGTCTTTCCAGGCAAACGGCGCAAGTGTCGGACCGGGATTCACCTGAGCCGGATCGAGAGAGAGACCAAACGTCGAGAGATAGTTGGCGACCAGATCGGAGAGGACTTGATAGACCGAGACGCCGCTCGTATACGACGAGTAATCGAGCGTCGCGAACGTCCAATCAGACGTGGCCCCGTAATCTCCGCAATCAATCCTCGTGCTGTACTTGACGACTCCCATTGCAACGGACGCAATCGAGCGTTTCAGAATCATTCCGCGAAACGCTGGATTCGTCCCGTCATAGGAGACGAGGACGTCGTCAAATCGATTCGGGAGATATCCGGGACGGACCGAGAATGAGAGCGTCGATCTCTCGTTGAGACTCGACGTCAGCTGCGGGACGGTACCGACGAGGACGTCGTGTGTATGGTCGACGTTGTTAATCTTGAGATACCACGCCACGACTTAGAGTCCCTGTAATGTGAACTGTCGCGGCATCCCACGCACAGCGGCTCGTGCAATGACGTCGTTGCCGATCTGCACAGTAAAGTGTTGCGTCCCTCCGGTCTCCTCTCCCGGTGTCGACACTCTCTCTCGCCCATGGAGAATCGCGAGAGTCCCTGCGCCAAAGTCGAGATACTGACCTCCGGTCCCTCCGGCAAACCCGGGTACACTGCCAGGGACAGTCGGCTTAGGCAGACTCGTAATCGCACTGCCGACGATACCGAGTCGCCGGAGTACGTCGTCCTGCCATTTCTGCCACTCGTCTTTGTTCTCGTCGAGATTGTCTTTCTGATGATTGAAAGACTCGTCGCTGTTTTCCTGTGCGGCTTTTGCCGCCTCGTCCATTTGTTTCTGTGCGGCCTCTTGCTGTTTCTGCAGTGCGTCGATCTGTGCCCGCGTCTGTTTCTCGATAACGCCCATCTCCTCTTCGGGGGCCTCATTGGCAATCGAGTCCTGTAGTCCCTTGATTTGATCGTCGAGTTGCTTAATTGCGTCAGTCGCTTTCTGTGCGCCAATGGCCGTCTGACTGCCGGTCGCAATCAATGCGTCCCGTGCGGCTTGCCACGCCTTTTGTACGTCAGCTGCGGTGTACTGTCCCGAGTCCCGCATGGTCTCGTAAACCTTAACGGCACTCTCGGCAATCTGCCGTAACTGGTCTTTCGTCTTGTATCCGGCCTGTCCGATCTGCTCGTCAATCGTCGGACCGACTTTGGCGAGTGCGGCTTGTATCTCCTCGATTGTTTTCTGTGCGCCTTTGAGATCATTCCGGCCGGTCTGTTGTGTCAGCTTGATCCAAAACCTTTCAGCGTCCGCAGGGAGTTTCTCTCCGAGTGTCTTGTGTAACTCGTCGAATCCCCCAAACGACTCCGCGAATTTCTTGACTGCGTCTCGTCCGGCTGTGCCGAAAAGTGCGTCGGCAATCTTGCCCGCGAGCGGACCGACCAGTCCGCCCACAATCGGCAGTGCGCCGGAGATCACAGAGCCGAGTGCGGTATTAAAGAGTTTCCCGCCCTCGGCTGTCAGATTCTTTGCGATATTAGTTCCGACGGTCGAGCCGATACCGCCAGCGGCAGAGCCGATAATGTCTGACGCTTTGCCGCCCTGTACCGCTCCGATAATGGCGTTTGTCAGTGACGCGCCGACTTGACTGAAATCGAATATCTTTGCAAAGACCTCCGGCGGAGGAGGTTTCGGAATCTCCGGCTTGGGTATCTGCGTCAGATTGCGCCAGAAGTCCGGAGTAATCCCCTCGTGAATCGTTTCGAGTTTCTTCCAGACCTCGTCTAACTTGGGCGGGACAATCGCAATCTCCTCTCCGAGGTGATGAAAATCCAGAGCGGAGGTATTGAGTTTCGGTCCGAGGTCTCCAAACGTCGCGACAATCTCCCACAACTGCGGACTGAGTTTGACGCCCTTATCAAACAAGTCTTGTGCGGCTTTGGCAATGTTCGTCAGCGACTGGCCAGTGAGCGGTCCGGTACCTTTGAGTGCCGAGACGGCCTCGTCAAGATCTTTCATTTTCTTGACGAGGTCTGCGCCGGACAACGAGTCCGTCAGTTTCTTGATTTCGTCCGCATGTTTCTTTGCCTCGTCGGCTCCCTTTTTGTTCCTGTCTCCGAGATGTCCGAGTGCGGTCCCGGTCTTATTCGACTGACTCTCCAGTTTGGCTAACTGCGCAATCTGTGCTTCAGAAACGTTGTGATAGTACTGCGCCGTCGAGAGAAACTCTTTCGAGAGTGCGGTCAGTCCGGCTCCGAGCGTAGGCGAGACCGTCGAGGCAAACTTACCGAGTATCCCTGCGAGGACTCCAATCTTTGCGGCGTACTCACTGACGACGTCAGACAGAGATATCGTGATGTAATCCGGTATCTTCGACAACACGTCGACGACGTTTCCGCCCCACACAATGAGTCGGTCGTGTAGTTCCTGTAACTTGTCTCCGGCAGCGTCAAGACTCTTGATCGTGGCATCGGACATTTTCGGCGCTTGGTCCTCCATCTCTTTCATGTCTGCAATAACCGCAGGCATGATCTCTTTCCACGACTTGCCGAATAACTCGTGTGCGCGTTTCGCTTTCTCCGTCGGATCCTGTATCGCGTTGATTCCCTCCGCGAGTTTCATAAACGCTTGATACGGATCGAGTTTCAGAAAATCATCCGTATTGATTTTCAGTTTCTCCATTGCGCCGGTCGCGCCGGTATCACCTGAGCCGAGTTTGTCGGTCAGATTCTGAATGGCACTGACCATACCCTCGGCAGAGACACCGGTTTGTCCCGCGATGTAATTGAGATTCTGTACCTCGTCGGTCGTGATACCGGCTTGATCGGCAAACTTCTGGACTTTGTCGGCTGTGTCGAGAATCGTCGAGGCAAACCCTTTAATCTTGTCGACGGCAAAGGCTCCCGCGAGCAGCTGTCCGGCCTGTGCGCCGAGACCTCCGGTCTTTTCCATGGAGTCAGCGGCTCCCTGTGTTGCATTCTTGATTGCAACCATGTCGGCCGGTGCTTGCTGTCCGAGTGCGTTGTATTTCTCGATTGCCTCACTCACAAGTTTGTTGAGTTTGACTTGTTCAGCGGTTGTCAGTTTGGTGGTGTCTCCGATTTCATTCAGAGCCGCGACCGCAATTGTCGCTTGTTGGATAATCTTTGAGCCGGAAAAACTCTCCGCCATGGACTTGAGACGAGCGGCAGCCGTCGAGGCATTGGCTTCTAAGCCGTCGAGTTTCTCTGCCGACTCTTTGACGGCTTGAAAGAAACTCGTAAAGTCCGCAACGAGTTTGCCGTTAATCCTTGGAGACATTGGGAGTCTTGTTTAACTCGGAGACGAGGACGTCGTACACGTCAACCGGGACGTCGTACAACTCCGGCAGCGTCCAGTGCATCGCGCGGCATATCGCTAAGTCACTGACGGTTCTTTCGTACCAGTGTCCGTTTTTTTTTCGTCCTCCCGCAGTGCGTCCTGTACTTCGATATGGACGAGGACGAGGTCTTTAATCTCTGTGAATGAGTCCGGATCGAGGGCGTCGAGAATCTCCGTAATCTCCTCGGGAGATTTCCCGCGTATCTCGACTTTCACTCCGCTATCGTCGACGAGTGTCCAGTCCGCGAGATACGCCGCGACTTGAGAGACGAGAGTCGCAGACGGATCGAGCGTCCACGGCGTAACGCCAGACTTGTACATCCGTGCATACATCGCGCGATTCTCGCCGGTCGTTAATCGTTTCTTGAGACTGACGGTATCTCCGCCAGACGGGAGCGGCAGCACGATTACATCAGGCCGGACGAATCGAGACATAGTCAGCGTTTCTCCCATGAGGCCGAGGGCGGAGAGAGGACGGCTCTCAGTTTTCCGTCAACGACCGAGATATCCCGGACGGTAAAGTACCAGTCTCCTCCGCCCATTCTCGGCGCAGTCATATACAAGTCGCGTTGACTGAGACGAAACCGGTCAACACGAGAGACGTCGGCTCTCAGTGTCCAACCGGTCTCCTCCCGTTTCTCGATACGCCACTGACCGAGGACTGCCGCTGTCTGATACCCACGGTTAACAGTGCCCTGCGAGCCGACGATCGTCAGACTCTTGAACACAGACTTACGGCATGAAGTCCCATGGACCAGCAGCCGAGTACGTCGCAGTCACAGTCGGCGCGCCGTTCACCGGGACAGTAATCTCCGCGTCGAGCCAGGCAAGACCCGTCCAGAAGAACGTTGGCTCTGTGTCATTCGGGACTAACTTCAACTTACCCGGAGTCGTGGCGTCTGCTGCGTTAAAGAGAATCGGACTCGCGCCAGTTGCCGAATTCCAAAAACCGGCTACCTGTCCGTCGACCGATTTCATCCCGGGAATCGTCACCTTATTCGTATCTCCGAAACAGGTAACGTCAATCCGATCTGTCTTCGTTGACAGCGTCCAGTTATTCAAACTCAACACTTCAACTGGCGTGGTACCGGCCGGATCATACAAGACCGATCCGTTGCGTCCACTTAGGATCATGGTAAGTCCTCCTCAGTCCGTTGGCGTTACTTGTATCCGGTACTGTCCGCCTCTGTGATCCCACTGACGACCGGCCGGACTCGTGTCGTCATAGACGGTATATCTCAGCGCAGTCTCTCGAAACATGGCCGCGAGAAAGAATCCTGTCGGGAGTGTCAGACTCCCATTCTCTAGCAGTGCGTCGATTCTCGCGGCGGCTTGCTTGGCGTTTGAGCCGTCGTCGTCTGAGATTTCGTCGACGGCCTCGACGAGATACAGCCGGTCCTCCCATGCGCGAGAGCCGCCAAAGACAAACTCATTGCGGGCGTCGAGAACCGTTACCGTGATGTACGCCACTGCGCCGAGCGGAGCGGTATCGATAAACACGCCGTCGGGACACAGCAGCAACAGCTGCGGGTCTGTCCCGAGTTTGACGACGAGAGCGTTATCAATAGCCGACGGATCGAGCAGTGTCTCACTCATGCTGACATTTGAACCTCTAGACCGGCCCGTCTCATTAGCTCCGCGAGTCGTTGCTCCATGCCGTGTCGGAATGGCACTATCGTCGGCACAAAGACCGGCCTCGGACGCATTGCACCTCGATTGCGTTTCATGGTTCGATACGAGCCGTCAGGGAATCTCACGACGAGTTTGCGTCTCCGGTCTTTCTTGACGAGTCGCGTCCTCGTGCCTCTCTCGTAAATCAGGACATGCGGAGCCGCACTAACAACGTGTGCCATAGCCGAGAATTGATCGGCGGCCTCTTTACTGACTCGCACGCCATTCTGGAGATTGCCGGTCTTGCCTCTCGGATACTTCCCTCGGATTGCGGCAGCCGCGAGTCGTGCTTGTGCCAGGACGATTGCTCCGGCCTCGGCTCGCAGTTCAATCGGCAGCCGTAATAAGTCGGCTTTGAATTCCGCGAGATTCTCAAACAGAAACGTGACGCTAGCCAACGGTCGTCTCCATACAGATCGCGACTAACTCAAGATTGCGTCTCTCCGGACTCGCGAGACTCAGTATTTCGAGAATGGCTCCGTCCTGCGTTTCGAGTCTCGCGGTCGTCGTGACGTCGGCTCGATACGGACCGGT